CTAGGACTGGACGGCGGCGAAGGCGAATTTTGCCGTGGTTGTGAGCCCCTGGATTGCATTGTCTGAGGTATCCGTACCCGTCGTCGGCAAGTTCACCTTGAAGCAGAGAACTTCGGACGTGCCGGCAGGGAGCGTTCGGGACGCGATGCTCGTGGCATTGAGGCTGGAACCGGTGTAGAGCGGGCTAGCGAAGCTGGTCGTTCCGTCGCAGGTGCCCGACGCGCCGAGCGAGACAATGGTCACCTGCAGCGCCGACGCCAGCGTCGGCGCACCGGTCGACGTCGTGGTTGCCGAGTAGTTGAACGGCAGCGTTCCCGCGTTGTGCACGGTCAGTGGCGAGATCGTCGAGGAGCCGATCTTGCCGATTGAAATACCGAGACTGGTGAGCGCATACGGTGTCGCCGACGAACCGTCCTGGGCATTGTCAAACGTCAGGTTGACCGTGCCGGTGCTGAACGTCGACGCCACATAGCCGTCGTCGGTGAACAACGCGAACGTCATCACGGCGCTCAGGCCGAGAACGGCCCCGGCCGAGAGAACGGCTCTGGCACGCACGGGGGACTTCTTGGGCAAAAAACTAAGGTGCTTAATCACGGGTTGCGCCTCTCGTTGCGGGAGACACGCAGAACCGAAGCGGTCGGTCCCCCTTATGGAGGACACTGACAGGTGAGAGAAGCTCGCGACAGAGGGCTCAGACCCCCAACGTAGGGGGAGACAGTGGGGTGTCATAACAAAAAAGGATCGGAGCCGTGAAGCTCCGATCCTTAAGTGCGATTGGGAGGGGTCGACGGGAATCGAACCCGCGTCATAAGTTTGGAAAGCTAATAACTCACGTGTCCCGGTGCACCCCGGTGGTCGAAAAACCGCGGAAAATCAACCTTCCGTCAATTTCACCTGTCCCGGTGAGCCCCCATCTAAACCTTCATAGGGTGCAGCATAGGGTGCAGATCGTTTCGCAAGCCTTCCCATCATCAGGCCAGCCTCGGCCTTACGAACATCGAGCGGGTGCACGTACGTGTCGAACGTGAACGAGGGGTTGGCATGGCCGAGGGTGGCAGCCACAATGACGACATCAACGCCCATATCCAGCATGAGCGTTGCAGCCGTGTGACGTAGCTGGTATCGACGCGCATGGGGGAGTCCGGTCGACGCTAGAAGATCCCGCCAGTATCGAGAATCTAGGCGCGGCTCGACGGGTCGGCCATTCGGCCGGGTGAACACTAACCCGACCGGCTTGTCGTCGTACTCCCACTCGGTGTAAATGTCGGCGTTCACGATCCGATCGCGTATCTGTTGAGCTCGCGTTTCCTTGAGCATTTCCACAATCTCCGGCGCCAACGTCAATTCCCGGTCGCCGGCTGGTGTTTTGGGGACCGGCTTGTGCATCAGGCCCACCCCTCGCACGCGCTGTAGCTGGCTGTGGACATGTACAACGCCGTTATCCATGTCGATGTCTGCCCACGTAAGTCCTAACACCTCAGCGGGGCGCACACCGTACAGAATGCCGAGGTTCCATCGTGCCTCAAGTCGGTCACCTACTGCCGCCGCCAGAATCGCCAGGGTGTCCGCCTCACTGAACGATGTGGTGTCTGCCTTGGTCACCGTGGGAGTGACTGCGTGCAGGGCAACGTTGTGCCCGACACGACCTCGAGCGACGGCAACGTTGAGGGCTGCGCGTATGTTCGCGTGAACGTTCCTAATCGTGCGTGGCGCCAGCTTCTTTCCGCTCTTGCCAACCTCTCCGGCCGCCATGAGGGCGTACAGGTTTTCGAGATGCTCGGCCCTGAGTGCAGAAAGTTTGATGGCCCCAATGTGGGGGACAACATAGGCTTCTATGTTCCAGTCGTAAGTGCCGCGAACGGATGGTTCCAGCTTGGAAACTTTCACCCAGTGGCGCATCCAATCACCGAGTGTGATGTCCTTGCCCGTGACGAGCGTTCCCTTGTCTTTGCGGTTGAGAAGTTCGCGTTTTTTCTGTCCAGCCTCGGCTTTTGTCTTCGCAGTGAAGTACTTTCGCTTCCCCTCAACCGTCACGTATCCGCGATATCCGGTGGCCGTTTTTGATACCGACCCTTCGCCCTTCGCATTGCGCATGTCTAACCTTTCACGAGGTGTCCTCATTAATGAGGACAAGAACGAATGTTCGAAACTGGCGATATATGAGTGTCGGAGGGGCGGGCTAGAGTACGCGTATAGCCCCAGTAGGGGACATCGATATAGGAGCTTAAACAATGGGGATTCTGGTTAACGATGACGGCTGGCGTTCAACGATTGAACAGGTGAGTTCGAGCGAGATAAGCGAGCGCATGGGGATGCCAGATGACTACGTTATGAGTGTGCTGCGTGGGGCAGTGAAGCCCGACACCCTATTCATAGCCGCATCACTCGATTCTTTCCCGCTCGGCTTTACTGACTTGTTCAAGATAAAACCCAGGATCTAGCGGAGCCGGCTCAGGACTTCCTCTAATAGTTCAACAGTTGTCAGGTCGGCTACCCCTACCTTTATGTCGTGCAGTTGCGATTCTGATTCAGTGATGAAACCAGCTTCTGTTAGAGCTTCGAGGACGTTCCGACCGTAAGCGCGTGCGAACTTGAGGACGAAATCCCAGCGCGGGTTTTCGCCACGTTTCCACCGGCTGACTGCTGAAGGGTCGAATTCTGCTTTGCGGGCGATGTCCACCCCGCCGGCGTTGTCCGTGACTCGCATGACATAGGCCCACCATCGTGTTGTGTTCATGCGCACACACTACATGCGCACCCGCAACCATAGCAAGTTATCCGCATGGATATTGCATTTGCGCGCCAAAATCCGTGTTGACGCGCATTGACAACTGGTGCTTGCGCAAGCCCCCACCCCCGTGCTAGTTTCTACACAACGCAACATTGCGTGTGAACAAGCAAGGGGCCCAAGTGGCAACACTCGCCGTAAACGAAAACAACCTGGAACGGATCAGGGCCGGCAGAACGATCAAGGATTTCGCCGCCGAACTTTCCGTTGACGCATCGACAGTCTCGAGACTGGTCAGCGGAAAAGCCGAACCGGGTCCGCGGATTATCGCCGCGCTACTCGACACCTACCCGTATCCATTCGACTATTTTTTCAGAGTTACGGACGCCGCCTAATGGCTGCCGAGATTGAGGTTGAGCGCTGGCTCCCCATCTCCGTAGTCGCTGTAATGCTCGGCGTCGGCAGACACTACGTTCTCAACCGCATCGACGCGGGGGAATTGCCCGTAGTTGAGCTGGGGGACACCAAGCCAAAACAGAGAGTCCCCCTCTCTGCGCTGAACGCATTCATCGAGAAGCGCACCTTCGGACGTGCATCATGACCGCCCTCGACATCTTCACGTACAGCGGCCAGCAGGTCAGAACCGTCACGATTGACAGCGAGCCGTGGTTCGTGGCTACGGACGTGGCTGCCATCCTCGACCTTGGAAATGTTCACTCGTCTCTAGCGCTTTTGGACGACGACGAGAGGGGTCTCCACAGTGTGGAGACCGCCAGCAGCACACAAGCGGCCGCGGTTGTCTCCGAGTCGGGCCTCTACTCCCTGATCCTTCGCAGTCGCAAGGCCGAGGCGAAGGCGTTCAAGCGCTGGCTAACTCACGAAGTTCTCCCGGCAATCCGAAAGACCGGAATGTACTCCACCGCGCCGGCTGAACTGTCCCGCCTTGAAATCCTCACGATGGCGATTGATTCCGAACGCCGAGCTGTAACCGCTGAGACTGCGGTCGCCGCTCTGACGCCTTCTGCTGCTGCTTGGGATGAACTCGCATCAGCATCCGGTGACTACGAAGTTGCGGACGCGGCGAAGATCCTGGCTCGTGCTGGTATCGAAACGGGCCGTCAACGACTCTTCACCCAGATCGCCGACCTCGGATGGATTCTGCGAGGCAGTCACGGTAGCTGGAAGGCATACCAGTCGGCTGTGGATTCGGGTTATCTCGCTGAGAAGCCGGTCAAGCACTTCCACCCGAAGTCGGGCGAGGTCGTTCTAGACCCGCCTCAGGTTCGCGTCACCGTCAAGGGGCTGGAGCGGTTGCGTGTCCGGTTGGGCGCGCTGATCCTCACCCCGTAACACCCCTTCATTCTTTCCCCTCGCTCTGAGGGGTAACCGCCGGCGATTCATTTTCCGGCCGCAACACCTGTTATTCCCCTGGCCGTGCGCCGCTGTAAAAGGCCGCGCATAGGAGGGGGAGCCCGCACATTGAGAACTCCACAGAGAGCCACACCGACAGCTAAGACGCTGCACGGCTGGTTGACGCCTTCGCATAGCGGAGAGACGCGGCGTGACAGGCCGCACATAGCGCCGAGTCGAACTCGGGATTGTGGGGGTCCGAATCCCCCCGGCGCTACTCACCTAAGAGAGGGAGAAACCAGCATGAACATCTACTACGACAACGAATTGGGCCTCACGAAGGTCGGCGAGTTCGAGATACGGGAAGCGGATTACTCGTTCAACATCTTCGCCGTGTGGTGCGACCTATTGACTAAGAAGTTTTACACGGCGAGCGACTCCGGCTGCTCGTGCCCGATTCCGTTCGATGACATCACGTCTCGAGCCGACCTCACCGAGCACGAGAACGGCCATTCGGTCATCGCGGCCATTCGCGAGATCGACGAACCGTTCGAGTCGCCGGACGATCTCATCGCCCGCGTCATGGCGATCTAACCCCAGCATGGCCGATTTCGCCATGTCGCATCACGCTTTATCCCGCGCGGTCGATATGGCCGTGGACGCATCCGAGATCCTCGACGCGATTGCTAGACCTCGCGACGACCACTACAACATACGCACCGAATCCCGTTGGCTAACTCGCGGACGAATCACGGTGTGCATGCGCATCAGCCCTGAGGGAATGCCGACCGTGACAACGGTTCTTTGGGCGAAACCATCCGGGTGGGTTGCAGATGGCCAATACGGAGCCATCGAAGGCCGCGAAGATCCCAACCTTGACGACGCCCGCCTCCGAGTGAAGAAGCGGCGCCAGAAGCACTAACCGAAAAGGCCCGCCTGCACGAACAGACGGGCCACGAAAGGAACAACATGCCCAATCAGACTACCGAAAAATACATCGGCAAGCACGTAGCAGATAGAACGTGGCAGGCCAACTTCGCAGACTTCGGGGCCATCGGCAACATCCTGCCCGTTACCCCAACCGGTCGCCACTCGTGACCACCAGAACCCGCGACCCGCACACCTCACACGAGGCAGATACCATCCCCGCCGACGCACTCAGCGACCTACAAACCTGGATCGTCGCCGCACTCACCACACCACGCACGGACAACGAACTGGTCGCGCTGCACCTACAGGCGTACTTCTACCGCGAAGTCACCCGGCGTGCGACACCCCAGCGAATCCGCACCGCGCGGAAAGAGCTCGAGCTACAAGGCCGCGTCCGGTATTCGGGCTACGACGGTCTGACCGAATTTGGACGCAAGACACAGAGATGGGTAACGACATGAGCGAGAAGACATTGATCACAGTGGCCGACATTCGCAAGGGTGACACGATCCGCTGCGAGTACGAAACAGTCAGTGGTCCAGCCGCCCATGAGTACGTGGCTGATAAGGACAAGGAGGAATGGTCGGTTAGTGCCGGCTACTTCCTACTCAGCCGCCCGGTTCCGCCTGTGGTGCTGCCGACTGAGCCGGGCGCAATCATCACGTGGAATCCGAACAACACGGGTGGCCCGCTATTCGCCCAGCTCGGAAATCACCCAGACGGGCCGTGGATGCACGAGAGCCGTCACATGAACGATGCAGAGATGATCAACCGAATCGGAGGCAAAGCGTTCACCCGCCTACCCAACGAAGCTGAGGTGGTGACCGAGGTTATGGGCAAGTTAGATGCCCTCTATGGTTCGTCACTCTTTACATCGTTCCGTGATGATCGCGAGTCGGTCGCCAAAGAGTACGGCGTGACCCTGTGACTCGCCCTCCCGCCCCGTACTCTGCCGAACCCACGCACGGTTCGCAGATCCTCGCGTCCGACCGGCACCGACGCATTGCACGACGCAATCACCTGCACGAACTCGAGGTGTGGTCGCTGGTATCCCTGATTGCCTGCCTCGGTTGGGCTGGCATGGTCGTGGCCATCGCACTGGTCCGGGGGTGGATCTCATGAGCATCAAGATCGAATCAACCTCAGCGGCAACGTGTCGTGCGAATGGGCTCGTGGTCGGGTCGCAGCTCGCCAGTAGTACCCAGCACGGTGACGTGTGCATCGAGATCACCCACATTGGCACGTATGAGATCAGAGCCAAGACGCTCAGTGACAACCTGCGCGGGCCGAGTGAATCGGTCGGCTTCGAGTTGTTCTCCTGGCGCAACTGGTCGGCAATCGCATGAACGCCTGCCGAGTTTGCGAACGACCGTTGCGCGGGTTCAAGGATCTCGCCGTCGACTATCCGGGCACAGTGCGGATGAGGCGTGCGGGTATCTGCCAGACGTGCTACCGGCATGAAACCGGGCTGACTACGGCACCGAATCCTGCCGTTTATCAGCACGCCGAACTGAGCGTGTACACCCCGGAGCAGACAAAACGGGTCACGTTGCTGTTTGGGCGTGACGTTGAGATTATGCGAATGCTGGGGATGCGGGCATGACCGCCGTTGACGAGATTCAGGCGGCGATTGAGAAGCTGACCAAGCTAAAGCTAAACGCATACCGAGGGGCTTGGAAGATTGTAAACAAGTCCATGCAGGGAGATCACGGACTTGAACACGAGAAGTGCGACATCCAAGAGGTTGCTAACGGTTCATGGACTGAGGACGACGGCTATCAGCCCGCGCTTCTCATAGAAGAGGCCGAACTGATCGTCACCCTGCACCGCACCATCGACGCGCAACTGGCGATCCTTGCCGATTTCGTTGACCGGTACGCGTTGAGGGCGAAAAGCGATTGGGTGCCGATTGCCCCCGCTGCTGCAAATACCCTCGCCCTCGCCCGCGCAATCAACGGGACCGACTGATGGCTACGTCTGGCGAGAACGTCACGCGCCACACCGTCAGCACCTACTGCACCGCTGCCGTCGACCTCTTCGGCTTTGACCTCACCTGCAACTGGGAGGGCGACGTCGATGTCTACGTGGACAGCGACAACAGCGCGGTGTTCACGTGTGGCAATGGTCACCTGAACGAAACCACCTGGGCCGAACTGTGACCGTCGCGAACTGGTCGCAGGTCCTCTTCGGCCTCGGCTGGCTGCTCATCTTCGGCGGTGCATGGTTCCTCATCCCCGCCCTCACCATCCTCGGCGCTGCACTGATGCTGCCGATGATGACCCTCGTTTACCTCTATGTAAGGACTTCGAAATGATCATCACATTCACCCCCGAGCTTGGGGAACAGCCGATCACGACCACGACGACGACCATTCGGAAGGGCGTCCTGAACGCACCGCCCATTGGAACGCCGATCCGCGCAACGCTCGGAGATACCGTCATCGTCGGCAAGATCGTCGACGGGCCGGAAGGTTTCGAGCTCCTGAACGTGCGAGCCGATGCCCCGAAAAACTCTTACGACCACACGCTCGACATGTGCCTCTGGATCGGTGCCGGCTGGGTCATCGAGCTCACTGAGTCGGTGTCCGCATGACCGCCCCGATCAAGCGGGAAGACATCAAGGCCGGGGATCGGGTGCGGATGATCTCGGAGTACACGGCAACCACCGACCACGTGGCTGCTGTTGGCACTGGCACCACCTACGAACTCATCGAGCGGGCTGTGGTGCTGCCGTTGTGGCCGGGGTATTACCTCGATAGGCAAGGCGACGCGTGGGAGCTGGCAACAAGCGGTCGATGGATTTTTCCTGCTGATGCGAAATACGACCGCCGTGAAGCCGAGTTCGCCCCCTTCACCCGACTACGCCCCGAAGCCGAAGTGGCTGCCGAGGTGCTGGGCGACATCAAGGAAACCTACGGCGAGAACTTCCTCGACAACTCGAACGCGGCATGGAATGAAGTCGCCGAAAAGTGGGCCACCAAATGACCGTCATTCGCGTAGCCGACCACCCGCCGCAGATGATCTTCTCGCACCCCGACGACGCGCCACTCGTGCTGAACGAGGACGGGGCGACTGAGGGCATCGACTGGAAACGCATTGTGAAAGAGAGTTTGAAATGACGGATCACAAAAACGAGGCAATTCGCCTCATAGGACTAGGGCATAAGTGGACGATCGGCTGGGAAACTGCTGCAGCCCAGCGCGTCTCAAACTTCGCTGATGCGCAGATTCACGCAACCCTAGCCCTCGTCGCTGCCACGAAGGCACAGACGGAGCAGCTAAGACTCGCCAACGTTATCGCCTGGACGACACAGGCAGGTCGGATGCCCAGCCCTGAGACGCGGGATGTTGTGGCTAAGGGGCTGGGGCTGTGAGCGGTGCAGAACCACTCATCCGCGAGACGTTCAAGTTCATGTCTGCGCGGGGAATCAAAGCTGGCCCCTCCAAGGTGAGCCGTCTAGTGCGCCGCTACCTAAAGCTCGGCGGCTCTTATGAGGCATGGGCCACGGAACTGGATGCAAATGAGCGCGAGATTATAGCCGAGATCGAGTCGGCAAACCGCTTCCTGAACTCCATACGAATCGTGAGCGCTGGCCTCCCCAGCCTCTGGAAAAGGTGAACAAATGACGCTGACAATCTTCGACACGCTCGAGCAGGGCACCGATGAATGGCTGGCTGCACGTTGCGGGCTGATCACGGCGTCCATGGTCGGCAAGCTGATTACTCCGACGCTCAAGGTCGCCGATAACGACACCTCACGCAGTCTCATCGAAACGCTGGTCGCTGAACGCATCACGGGCCACGTCGAGTACGTCCACCCGAACGCCGACATGGAACGGGGCACGCTGGATGAACCCTACGCCCGCGACTTGTACAACATCCAGTACGCCCCGGTGCACGAGATCGGGTTCGCGGTTCGTGAGATCAACGGGCACAAACTTGGCGCGTCACCCGATGGCCTGGTGAATGACGACGGCGGCATCGAAATCAAAAGCCGGAAAGCCAAGATCCACCTGCGCACCATCCTGAGCGACAAAGTACCCGCCGAGAACATGGCGCAAGTACAAACCTGCCTCATGGTGTTCGACCGCAAATGGTGGGACTACACGAGCTATTCCGGTGGCTGGCCGTTGCATGTTATCCGCGTGCTGCCAGACCCGGCATGGCAGGCGGTCATCGTGGCTGCGGTTGCTGCGGCTGAAGAGAAGGCGGCGGTGATGATCGCGGACTATCGGGCGATTACGGCAGGCAAGCCGGTTGCTGAACGGATCGATCACTGGGAAGAAATGGAGATGTCGCTGTGAGTGGGCGACCCGGTGTTCTGGCATCCATCCGCAACCCGACACCAAACGCCGGCACTTCTCCTAACGCGTTCGTGCCACTCGTAACCGCAGAATTTCGAGTCTTCTGGCCCCCGCTCGCAACTGATGCGGAAGTGCAGACGGCGATCAATGAGGCGTACAGCCTCGCCGCCGAACTTGTGCATGAGCGCCGATACCCAACCGACAACACGAAGGAATCCTGACTATGGACATGACAGCCAGCATCGCCCCGAAGACCGACCAAATCAACAATGTGGACTTCATTAAGACCGGCCCTATCACCGTGACGATCAACCGCGTCACCGAGGGTCCGGCAGAGCAGCCGTTCAACTTCCACATGGAGGAAACACCCGGACGTGCCTACCGCCCGTCAAAGTCGATGCGCAACATGATGGTCGCCGCTTGGGGGCCGAATCCCGAAGCTTACGTTGGCCACGGTCTCACCCTCTACCGCAACCCCGCCACCAAGTTCGGCAGAGAGCAGACAGGCGGTATCGAGATCAGCCATATGTCGCACATCGACAAGCCGATCACCCGGCCTCTGACGGTGAGCAGGGGCAAGCGCGCGAACTTCACCATCAAGCCCCTCGCCACCCCCACCCCCCGCGACTTCCTCGCAGAAGCCACCGCCGCAACCACCTCCGCAGCCGTAAACGCAATCGGGCACGCGGCTAAATCTGCCGGTGCGACAGCCGAGACGCTCGCGAGTATTCGGGCGATCTTCGCGGGGATGAGCGAGCCGGTTGTGGTTGCTGACGAAAACGAGGAACTGATATGAGCACCGCACTCTACAAACTCAACGCCGCAACCCTCACCCGCGAAGAAGCTGTAGACCTCGCATCCAAGCTGCTGCAATTCGCAACGCAAGCGGTGACACGGTGATGTGGCTAGTGAAGCGAGGCGACCCCGAGTCCATCGTCGGAACGCATAACGGCGTACTTGCAGCCGAAACTCACGCCGCCAAACTCAACGGCGACTACCAAACAAACGACTACTACATCGAAATGTTCGATCCGATCCGCGCGGCTCATCAGATGAATGACCTGATGGTTGCTACCAAAAGAATCGCTGCCCAGTTCCGAGCGATTAAGGAAGCGAAGTCATGACCCCCCACGGCACCCCCACCGGCTACACACTCGGCTGTCGCGGCGGCACATGCGACAACCACCGCACCGCACTGATGACCTGCACCGAGGCTCACACGCGCTACATGGGCGACTATAGCTACCGGCTCGCAGTCGACAACGGCACCGCAACCGCCGAGAAGTACGCAGCCCCGAAGCTCAAGCCGCGCATCATCCGCGAAACCCCGAAAGCGGCGAAGAAACGGGCGACTCGGATCGTGGCCGTCAAGGTTCACGCGCCGAAACCGCTGGGCCGCATTCCTGCACCGTTCGTCCATGGCACCAAGCGCATGGCCGAAAAAGGGTGCAGCACCAACTGCCCGAATGAAGGGCTCGAGAGCGGCACATGCAGGGAGGCTCGTAACCGTTTCGAGAGGGAACGGTACGCCCAACGGAAAGCAGCCGGGACGCTCTCAGCACGCGGCGCCCCGAAGAATCCGAAATGGGTTCACGGAACAATCATCGGCGCTGTTCGAGGCTGCACAGACTACCCCGAGTCGCCATCGTGCCTGGAAGTTCGGCGCGCGTACCAAAACGAACGCAACGCCCGAAGGAGGGTCGCATGATCGGCACGGATAGCGGGATGATGCCCGCCACTTACCAGACTCCACCCGAGCAAATTCCGGTGGAGTTCTTCATTCCCGGCGTGCCCATACAGCAGGGCAGCAAGTCGGGATTCTCGCGCATCGGATCAACGAGCGTGCAGATGACCGACCAGAACAAAGACAAGCTGAAACCGTGGCGCCACACCGTCGCTGCACGTGCTGACATCGGCATCACATTCGACTGCCCAGTGAGTGTAGAGCTCACGTTCGTCATGCCGAAGCCGAAACGCACGAGATGGTCGACGCCGGCAGTCAAGCCCGACATTGACAAGCTGACGCGGGCAATGCTCGACGGGCTCACCGATGGCGGGTTGCTCGAGGACGATGCGCGCGTGGTCCGGTTGCTGGCGATTGAAGAGTACGCCGGCGAGGGTAATCCGGTCGGCGTGCATGTTGCGGTCGTAGCGCTGTGAACCCCGGCGCCCGCGTCACCTTCACCAACAAGATCGACGGCAAGTCCGGCATCGAACGTGACGGGCAAGAAGCGACAGTCACGATCGGCAACCACGGCGAATACACGATCCGATTCGATGACGGGTTCCATATGTACGCAACCGCTGCCGAGTTAGCACGGGTGGCCTTATGAGACAGAAAGGAGGTGACTAATGAGAATCCGATCCATCAAGCCGGAGTTCTGGCGCTCGGACGACATTAGCTCGCTCCCCTGGGATGACCGGCTGATATTCGTCGGCCTATGGTCTTACGTCGATGACAACGGCGTGGGCGTCGACAAGCTCTCGTCAATCGCCGCGGATCTGTTCGCCGGCGACATAGAGCGAGACCCTAGCGAGACATTCGCGAGAGTCTCGCGAGGGTTGCAGAACCTTTTTTCCTCTGGTCGCATCGATAGATACACGGTCGGAAACAAGAAATATCTGGCCGTCGTCAACTGGGACCGACACCAACGCATCGACAAGCCGAACAAACCGCGCTTCCCGCTCCCTGACTGCGATCTGCCCGTAATTCGCGAGACCCTCGCGAGGGTTACTGAAAAGGTAGCGCCTGGAACAGAGGAACAGAGGAACAGGGGAACAGAGGAACAGGGGTTAAGTACCTTGTCCGTCTCCGACGCACGATCGGCAGATGTCACAGCTGCTTTTGATGCTGCTTACTCCCACTGGCCGAAGAAGACCGAACGCAAACAGGCGCTCGAGAAGTTCAAGGTCGCCGCGAAGAAGATCAGCCTCGATGACCTCGCCGCGCATGTCGTCCAGTTCGGTGATGCCTACGCAGCCACGACGACGACGCAATTCACGCCGGCGCTGGGTGCATGGCTTGGTCGTGAGCGCTGGACCGATGAACTGCCGACCATGCCGCAAGCCGACCGCAAACCGACCCGCACCGATCAGAACCTCGACTTCGTGATGCAACTTGCCCGCGAAGAAATGCAGACACAGAGAGGAATTGAAGCATGAGCAGGAACACGGAACTGATTGCCAAGACTCGCGGGCGCATCGAGTCCATCAGGGGCGGCGACGACGGATGCGATGGATGGCAGGGATTGGCAGACATGGCGGAGCCACTGGCGGACGCACTGGAAGCCATGAACCCTCCCGAGCCGACCCCCAAGACAGCCCCGGATGACTCCGAAGCTAACGAGATGATCGCCACATCTGAGGACCTGCCCGAGGCGCTGGCTGCGATAGCGACGAAGTACGAGGTGCCAGTCACGAACAATGAAACGCGCTGGCAGGACGGCCAGTTTCTGCGTCACGTCGGCGACTTCATGCACGATGTGAAAGCAGCGTTCGAGCGATTCCCTCAGTCGCCAACCACTGCGGGTGAAAAGTCTGGGGAGGCCACCCAGTGAATAAAACCCAAGTAGCCCAGATCCTAACCATCGCGTCGGGCTTCGACCGTTTCATAGTCGTGGACCGCGTGACCACCGAGGCATGGTTCATGGCGCTCGAGAAGGTCGACTACGACGAGGCGATGGCTGCAACGGTCGGACACTTCACCGGGCCGATTGCGAAGGAGGTGTTCAGCGTCCGGCACATTCTCGCGGCGATACCGGACAGCACGCGCAACACGACGGCAGCGATTGAAGCCGATGTCAGATCGGCTAAGGCGCGCGGGCTGATTGACAAGTCGTGGCCGAGTCGCAACCTGCTACCTGCTGACATCCGCGACGCCCTGTTCACGCTGCGTGAGTTCGAGCGCAGGCAGGCAACCGATCGGCTCGCACTGGACGAGATGCCCGATGCGCCGGCTGATGTCGGAATGGTTGGCAGGTCACTGTGAACAGTTTCGAGATGTTCCTCGCCCAGGTTGACCCGGCAACGATCGCCCGTGAGTCATTCACGGGGGAAGGTCACCGGCAGATGGTTCGGGAGCACCTCGTGAAGGTGGCCCGGTTCGAGGGGGTGCTGCCGGATGTGTACGCGCTGGTTGCTGAGTCGCTGACTGTCAACGCACGCAAGCCGAAACAACCGCGCAAACCGAAACAGCAGTACAGGCCGGGTGGCAGCAAGTCGCTCGGTTATCAGGAATTGCAGAGGGTGCAAGCAATTCGAGACAACGAAGGAAAGAGAAGCTAATGGCCGAAGTCACAACCGGCGCAGACAAGAAAATTTCCGACAGCGTGTTCCTGTCCTCGCAGACAGTCGAGTGGGCAACAGAGCAAGCGTTCTTCGATCAGGTCAATCGCGAGTTCGGATTCACCGTCGATGTAGCGGCAGACAAAAACAACGCGAAGTGTGATCGGTTCTACGACATCGACAGCGACGGACTCATGCAGGACTGGGATGGTGAAACGGTCTGGTGTAATCCGCCCTACGGGGACCGCATCAAAGACTGGATGTACAAGGCCGCGACGAGCGAGGCCACGACTGTCCTACTCGTACCGGCCCGAACCGATGTGAAATGGTTTCACGAAATCGTGCTGCCACGCGCTGAAGTTCGATTCATCAAGGGGCGGCTGAGATTCGGTGGCAGCAAAGACCCCGCACCATTCCCCACAATGCTGGTCATATTCAGGGGGGGCAAAATGGGCGAATGACCGGGAATTTCATCCGATTTCGGGTAGAATAGAAGCGGCCCCAAACCGAGTGCTTCAACACTCGCCGGGGCCTTACCCGCAAATCGTCTAACCGATTGGAGGGCTGCCATGCAGTCTACAGAAGAATGGCGAGCCGTAGCCGGCTACGAAGGCACCTACGAAGTAAGCGATCAGGGAAGCCTGCGTTCGCTTGATCGATCAGTTGTCTACCCGAACGGAATGGTCAAGCCGATCGCCGGGCGCACCATGCATCCGAGCGTCAATAAGTACGGTTACCTGCACGTCTCGCTGTTTAAGAACGGAATCGGGAAGACAGTGACGATGCACAAGCTCGTCGCGCTCACATTCCTGGAAAAGATTCACGACGATGCGACGGAGGTCTGCCACGGAGACGGCAACCGGCAGCACAATCGGGCATCGAATCTTCGGTGGGATACCCGAAGCGCAAACGCTCGCGATGCGCTCGTGCACGGCACCCACCCCAAAGCAAGGAAAACGGAATGCCCCTCTGGGCATCCGTACTCAGGCGACAACCTGATTGTCACCAAATCCGGTGGCCGTCAATGCAAAACATGTAAGCGCGACTGGATGCGCGATAACTACCGAAAGGCAATCTAATGGCATTTGCTGAAGTTTCTGGAACCATCACCCGCATTTTCTATAACGGCAAAGGCGCTGAGGTGACTGAGGTATTTGAGAAGCAGGACGGCTCTGAGGGCAAGCCCCGCTACTCCCTCTGGTTTGCCCAGCCGCACGGATTGAACGAGGGCGACTCGGGCAAATGGCGCGGTGCACTGTCGGTCAAGGTCGACGAATGGACTGACCAGCAGAACGAGATCCGCCACTCGGCAAAAGTCTCCCTCAACGGCGCCAAGGCCATCGAAGACAAGTCGAGAGGCCAGCAGCAGCCGAGTGCACCGACGAATGCGCCGGCAACTGGCGGCGATACATGGAACGCGCCGGGCAGCTTTGACGACAAGCCTTTTTAGCCCGCACCTTCTGCGCCACCTAGGCACCTCCCAAGTCGGTAGGCGCCATTTTTTATGCGAATTTGAGGACAACATGAGCAAACGCATACGCACCACGAAGCAGGCGACACGAGCACGTCTGACCGCTCAGGTGCGGATAAACCAACGGAAGTTCACCGAGGCGGTCGAATTGCAGGCGCGAATCGTGCGCGACGAGCAAAGGCGACTGTTTGGGCAGGCATGGCTCGACAAGCGGGCAGCGAAAAAGCGGGAGGGGAACTGATGCCACGCGCAGAACAGCAGCTAATTGCGATCCGAATGCTGCACGAGAAGGAGCAATTCGGCGATTGCGTTGAGGATGGCGAACCGTTCCCGTGCAGGACGGTCCGCATCCTTGACTGGGAAGCCCCCACCCCGCCATCTAAGCCCCTCGCAGCACAACTAGCACCACCAACCCGTACCAGCGCTACAGAGGCGCAGAGAGAGGACAGAGGATGAGTAGGGAACTGCCGGTCGAGTCCACCGAGAGCTTCCGGGTGATCGTGACCCGCATGACAGGGACTCGCAAGCACGAGCCGATCGCTTACGGGGCATTCCCGACGCTCGCGGGAGCTAAGAGCGTTCGGACACGCGAGATCAACGACTGGACTCGAAGTGGCCGAACGTACTACGGCTCGACTATCACGGGTGAACACACTGCGACAGGCAAGATCCAGCGCACGACGACAGATTGGCAGGATGTGCGATGACCGACAAGCGGGCAGCTATGAAACGGGATGACAAATCATGATCGACATCATCTGCAACACCTGCCAGCAACGCGAACGTCACAGCACACGATCTGCCGCGCTACTGGCCCTCGATGTGCACGAAGCCATCACCGGGCACGACGACCTGATGATCTCGGAACCGTCGAATGGGGCATGGGTTCGGGTTTGGGTCAAAGACGAAATGGAGGTAAGGGCATGAGCATGAAGAAGCAGCACCTTCTGGACGTAATATCGGAAAGCAACCTGCCGATGATGGAACGACGGGCGATTGCCAAGCTGGTGATGACTTCTGATCAGCCCACAGATGAGTCGCCGACAAGTGTTGAGTGCTACTCGGTGCTTGGCTGGGCGCCGTGCCCGATACCCGACATGTGCACCAATGATTTACGCACCGTCTCAACAGTGGTGCATTCCATGCCCTCCGCACGGGATGAACTATCGGAACCTCGCATCGGATACTTCAACACCGTCACCGGTCTTCACAACCAGTGCCTCGCACATATCAGCGCCGGTGACATCGATCTTGACGATTGGGTCTATCGGAGCCGCGACACGTGCAGCGACTTCCTCGATGAAATGGCCAACATCGGGCTGGTGTACCGAGCGCCTCGACAACCTCGACGGGGGCTCACGTGGCTCTACAGGATCGCGACCAAACTACCAAGGGGGAAGAAATGACCACCGACCTACTCGATGCCCTCGATGCCCTCACCAAGCCAACCCACCGCAAGATCATCCAGGACGATCCCAACGGCCCCGAGATGACGAAGGTCGTGCACGTTGAGGACGATGCGCTACTTGATCAGCTCGACAACGCGATCAGATCGAGCATGGGTGGCACGACATCGGGCGGGAGTGATCCGGCGACAAGATCGCTGGTGGACTCGGGCGCGCTCATGCGGTTCATGCAGATCAGCAGCGAGGTTCAGCAATGGGCCAGAGTTGCCGGCGCAGTGATCGATAAGGCCAGCGTCGGGATTACGTTGCGGAGCTGGTTCGTCCGGTTCAAGGAATACCCCAGCAGCACCGAGACTGTTACGTTCTACACGAAGCAGCTGCGGAAGTGGGCGTTCCAGATCGAGGCAACATTGAACCCGCCGAAAGAGAAAGACCTGCCCGATGCGTGCCCATCATGCGGTGCATCGGAATGGTGGGACCCGGCAACGAAAGAACGCTACTACCGGCCACTGGTGATCCGGTATCAGCCCGATAGCCCGACCATGGTCAACGATGCGCGCGGTGTCTGCAGGGCGTGTGCGAAGACGTGGGGTGTGCGCGAATTGCAGTTCGAGCTCGAGGAAAAGCAGACCGGATGACACGCCGACAAATTGGGTCTTGCAAACTAGCCCTGTCGTGATATAGTTAGGTGCGCTCTAGTAGTGTGCCTTCTTCAGATAGCGGTCAACGTTTCCACGTTGGCCGCTATTTGCATTTAAACTTCCGGTCCACCCCGACACACATACGCCTTGTCATAGGCCACATCGGGCGAGTGATGACCGGATCACTTCACCAGGTTTCCCCGCCTGTAGCCGGTTCGGATCTCCGGCGTGAGATAAAACGATCCGGCGGGCCGTTGCGAAACGCGCGGATTACGCAGGAGTGAAGAACCCTGACCGCCTCCAAACACTTGCCACTCAAACCCACACGGAATGAGCCGCGCAGCCCGACGCTCAGGGTTTGGCAAGACGAACGAGCGGTAAACACGGATGGATCAGGTACAACCTGTACACCGTCATAGAGCAGCGTGGCCCGGCTGGCAGAACGGGCATTCCGATGTTCCCTGAGAGGCCACAAAGGGCACGCCGCACCGATCTGTGCGGGTAACGATTTATCCCCGAGCGCGGGGCTGACATGGGTTCGAATCCCATCATCGGAACCAAGCAACGCAGGTAGCCCGCACGATTGCCGGTGAAGCGTTATGCCCCAGATGTCTATGGACTGCCTGGGGCTGCTTTAACCCTTTCCCACACACACCCTCGGCTCAACTTCACACAGGAGCAGTCATGGCAAACACGACACCGCTGCCCCGATGAATGGCACGCCCGACCCAGCGCGAGTTTTCACCCTGACCGGTGAACGCTCCGACTGCTGCCCGTCTCGCGCATACGCAACGGCCACGGTCGACGGTGTGGCTCTGCTCTTTTGCAGTCATCACTGGCGCCAACACCGAGGCGTGCTTACCGAGATCACCTGCGACTGGCTGGACGAGACAGACGCGGTGCTGCTCAAGACCGGCAGCGTGACAGAGGTTTAGACGTTCGGCTCTATTCACGTAAATGAAGGCTGGGGGCATCATGTCGCTGCTTGAAAATAAGGGATTCCTGGCTGACCTTGCAAACGCCGCCATTAGCAGCCGCGCAATCTCGGCCAAGTACTCAGACGGCACACAGCGCATCGGCAAGTCAACGGTGAACGACTACCGCAAGAACGGCGTACCGAGCGTTGAGGCAACCGCGTCCATCTCGGGCGAATCCGAGAAACACAACCTGGACGGTTCAGCCGACTACACCCGGTTCAGCACGACGCCTTGGGGTCACGACAACTACCGGGCGTTCATCCAGTCCAAGGGTCAGAACCCCGACGAAGTGACCTTCACCTGGGGCTGGACATCCAACCCTCTCGGTGGCTTCTGGAACAAACTCAACAACGTGCGGCCCATCGCTGCTGGCGCCGCTGCCATCGACACTGCCGACCTGTACGCGGCCATTGACTCGTGGATGCCCCCCGTTCGCCGCCCCGATGTGATCACCGCCCAAACCTTCGTCGTGTGCGCTGCCGACCTACAGACCGGCAAGACCGACTACGGCCTCAAGTCCACCGACCTCGCCAAGCGCGTCCTCGCCTCGTTCACAGAGGCCGCACGGATCGCCACCGAAACACACTTCGCCGAGATCATCCTCGCCGACCTGGGCGACATCGTGGAGAACATCAACTCCACCAGCTCACAACGCGCCACAAACGACCTCGCCATCACCGAGCAGATCCGACTTGCACGCCGGCTAATGCTCGAGGGCATCAAGATGCTGGCCCCGCTCACCGACTCGCTCGTTTACGTTGCGGTCCCGTCGAACCACGGCTCGGTACGCATCGGCCCCAAGTCACCCGAGAACCACGTTCTAGACGACTACGGCATCGAGATCGCCGAACAGTTGCGCGACATCTGCAACGAGTCCGACAAGCTCAGCAACGTGTCAGTCGTTATCCCCGAAACGTCGATGGAAACACTCGCCTACACCACATCGGGAACCACGCTCGGATTCGCACACGGACACCAGGCACAATCGCCCGATAGTCTCGGCAAGTTCTGGCAGGGACAGTCGCACGGTCGCATGCCACTCGCTGCGGCTGACATTGCGCTATTCGGCCACTACCACAGCCTTAGGGTGCAGCAGTCAGGTGATGCACGCTGGCTTATGGTGTCCCCTGCTAGTGACAATGGCAGCTCGTGGTTTACGAATAAGACGGGCGAAAGAAGCCAGGCCGGCATGCTCTCATTCGTAACATCAAACCATGCATGGTCGGACCTAAGAATCCTGTAACCAATCGTCCACATTCCCCCCATGTCGGATATCAAGCACACGTCAACCAGGCGTTCTCGTAACTGTCTACACATACCGGTATCTGTAAGCGTTTCTGACGGGATCTCATGCGCCGATTCCTGCACCACTTCCGGCTGCGAATACAGCGCAAAGGCTGGCTCTGCACCATGCATGGCAATGAACACAATGAATGGCCAAATCACGACACCATGCGGCATGAAGCTGTCGACTGTCCCTGTGGCCCTGAGGTTGGCATGGGGCAAGACGAAGACGGCGACAGTATCTGGATGGTGTCCGTAAATGCATCGTGTGCCGAAAAGCGGCACTGCGTAGATATGCCGCGAGCCACTGATCGTGACAGGCAACGCAAGAGCGTGCCGTGTATGCGGCCGCTTCTGGTGTGTCGTCTCGCTTGTTGCTGGATGTCGGCACACGTTGCCGGTTACGCCATGACTGACGCCGATATTGAGGAAGCTTACGCCGTGCAGGATGATGACGACCGACTGGTTGACGAAGTAAGGTAAAGCACATGACCGAAACAATGGTGGGCGTCGGAGATGTCGTTGACATCCGTGGTGAATCACGGAAGATCATCACAATCCAGCCGTGTCCGTTGGGCACGATAGTCGCGCATGTTCCAGCGAGCTAGATGTCACACGTCGACTAGATAGCCGAAGCCCTCACCATAACGGTGGGGGCTTCTTGCGTTGGAGGTGCTGCATGCGAGTCTGCTCCATCTTCGGCTGTCCCACCATGTACACAGGCAAGGACACACGCTGCCCGGTGCATCAAGCCGAGGCAGACAAGGCTAGGGGCACAGCTAAGCAGCGAGGGTACACGGGCAAGGGTCACCGGGCTTTCCGTAACGGTGTGCTCGAGCGTGACCCCATCTGTGTGTTGTGTCATGCAGCACAAGCGACCGAGGCTGACCATTACCCCGACTCGAAGCGTGAGCTCATCGAGCAAGGGCTAGACAGCAACGATCCCGAACGCGGTCGTGGTCTTTGCCACACCTGTCACTCACAAGCCACAGCAAGCGAACCAACGCAACGAGGCGGATGGAACAGGCGCGAGTAGGTGCTGAGCAAGGCATCGCGTGAGGCAGTCACAGGGGGCCGCTTACCTGCACCCCAAAGGGGGGGGGGGCCAATCGCGACCTCCCAGATGACCGCCGGAGAGGGCGAAAAAACGCGCGCCGGGTTCAAAACACTTATTTTTCGATCAAAAAACCGAGTTCGTGCCTCGCAAAGAGGCCAGCGCAATGCTGAGAAATGGGATGCAAAATGGCTTCAGGTGGTGCTCGTCTCAATAGTGGTCCGGCTCCTGATCCGTCGTCTTATTCTTCGCTGAAAAAGGATTGGGATACGTTGCCGGCGTCTGGTTTCGCTGGTGAGATTCCGTCTTGGCCGTTGCCTGATCAGTCGGGGCGTGAGTCCGAGCTGTGGGACATCTATTGGCGCAAACCGCAGGCGATCATTTGGGATCGCAACAATCAGCAGCTCGAGGTCGCGTTGCATGTGCGTCGGATCTCTGAGGTTGAGCTTCCCGACTCCCCTACTGCGCTGGGCACGCTTGTCCGGCAGCAGATGGACGCGCTTCTGCTCACCATCCCTGCGATGAACGCGGCACACATTCTTATCTCGTCGTCTACTCCTGTCGCTCAGGCTCCGACGAAGGGTGCCCGGAAGACAAAGGGCGACAACTGGCTTTCGGCGGTTTCCGTTGAAGGGGCCTGACTACAAGGTCCCGCCTCGCACTCGCACTCTCGGTTATCTCATCATCTGGTGGATTGAGACTCACTGCGTTGTCCCTGATGGCGACACTGCGGGTGAGCCGTTCATGCCGACGATCGATCACAAGGTGTATCTCGCGAATTGGTACGAGATCCGTCCTGCTGCGAAGGCAGGCGAGCGGAACACGGCGTTTGTGTATCGGCTGGGTCAGTGGATGGCGGCGCAGAAGGTCGGCAAGTCGCCGGGTGTCGCTGCTGAGGCGTGTGCGGAGTTCGTCGGGCCGGTCCTGTTCGATGGGCGTGCCGAAGAGGGCGAAGCGTATGTGTGCGCCGATCATGGCTGCCCGTGCGGTGAGATGTACTTTTACGAGGCGGGCGAGCCTAAGGGCCGGCCGTGGGCAACACCGCGAATTCAGCTTGCGGCTGTTGTTGAGGATCAGGTGGAAAACACCTGGGGCGCACTTGTCCCGATGATCGATGATGGCCCGCTGTCTAACTTGATTCCGAAGACTGGCGAGGCGTTCATTCGCCATCCGTCTGGCAACCGCGATTCTCGTATTGAGATTGTCACTTCTAAGGCTGACTCGAAGCTGGGCGCGCGTGTTTCGCGGGCGTTCGGTGATGAGACGGGCCTATGGACTGACTCGAACAACATGAAGAAGTTCCAGCGCATTTTGCGGCGTGGTGCTGCGGGTATGGGTGGCCGCGTGAGCGAGTCGACTAACCCGTTTGACCCTGCTGAGAATTCGGTGGCGCAGGACACGTTCGAGTCGGCGCAGAAGGACATTTACAAGCACTACTTCCCGCCGCCTGTCGCGCTCAAGTTCGAGCTCAAGAGGGACCGCGAACAGATTTTCCGGTTCAACTATTCGGGCTCGCCGTGGGTGGACATCCGCTCTATTGAGTCTGAGTCTGCAGCGCTGGCAGAGACGAACCCTGCCGAGGCTGAACGATTCTTCGGTAATCGCATCGTGGCTGGTTCTGGTCATTGGGTGCGTGAGGCTGACTGGGTCGCTAAGGGGCTCGACGGCAAGTCTGGGCGTGGCGAACCGATCACGGTCTCTCCGCGAACGAAGGTGTGCCTCGGTTTCGACGGTTCGGACAATAACGACTGGACCGGCATTCGGCTGGAAACGCTCGATTACTACCAGTTCACACCGACCTACCTCGAAGGCTCCCGTCCGACGCTGTGGAAGCCGACCGACTGGGGTAACCGCATCCCGCGCTCTGAGGTTATGGCGGCGATGGACGAGCTTGCAAACAAGTTCGAGATCGTGCGCGGTTACTGCGACCCGATGTTCTGGGAGACAGAGATCGACACGTGGGGCGCGAAGTACGGCGAGAAGGTTTTCGTCAAGTGGCCGACTAACTCGATTGGTCGCATGCACGCCTCGCTCGAGCGGTTCCGCACGGACATCACGAACAAGGACAGCGATTTTCATCACGACGCGGATCTTGAAACCAAGTTCCACATGCGTAACGCAATTATTCGCGCACGACCCGGACAGAAGTACATCCTCGGCAAGCCTGCTGATCATCAAAAGATCGATCAGGTGATGTCCTCGGCGCTCGCTCACGAAGCAGTTTGTGACGCGATCGCTTCGGGCGCTTTGGATGTCGCTGGTGACGAGTACGTGTATTTCTAGCCCGTTGGAGGGTCCCTTGGATTACTTGGAAGCCCTCAGGCTCACGAACCGTATATACGCCCGACTGGTTGGCCGGCGCCCGATCTTTGACCGCCGCGAGCAGTACTACGAGGGCAAGCAGCCGCTGTCGTTCGCCACGGATGAGTGGAAGAAGGCGAACGCTGCCCGGTACACCGGATTCTCGGATAACTGGACGCGACCCGTGGTTGACGCGGAGGGTGAGCGGATCAAGCACACCGGTTTGAAGCTCGGCAAGGACATGGACGCCGCGGCTGAGAAGTTGTGGAATCAGTGGCTCTATAACGAGATGGAGATGCAGTCTTCGCAGGGCTTTGTCTCGTCGCTGATCACGTCTCGGTCGTTCGTCATTGTCTGGGGCGACTCGAACGATGAGCCGACGATCACGTGGGAGCACGCTTCCGATGTCGAGATCGAGTACGACTGGGCCAACCCGCGCATTCGCAAGGCAGCACTGAAGACCTGGGCTGACGAGAAGCTGGAATACGCGACGCTTTACACGCCGGATCAGGTGTGGAAGTTTCAGCGGTCGCGCTCTATGGCGAAGGATGACAAAGAGTCTCAGGCCGAGCAGGCGAAGGTCAACGCTGTTTCTGAGGGTGGTTGGGTTCCTCGTCAGGTTGCTGATGAGCCGTGGCCGCTGCCGAATCCGATCGGTGTTGTGCCGGTTGTGGAGATCCCAAACCGACCGATGCTGCGTGGCGATCCTGTTTCTGAGATTCAGGGTGTCATGCCTATGCAGGATGCGATCAATCTGCTGTGGGCGTACCTGTTCCTCTCTGCTGACTATGCCTCGATGCCTGCCCGTGTAGTGCTGCATCAAGGCCCGCCGATGACTCCCGTTATCGACATGACCACCGGCAAGGAGATCGGCAAGAAGGCCGTCGACATGAAGGATCTCGCTGAAAAGCGTCTCCTGTACCTGTCGGGCGCTGACACGAGCATTGATTCGTGGGATGCTGCCAAGCTCGACGTGTTCACGGACACCATTGAGATCGCGGTCGGTCACATCGCCGCGCAGACCCGCACCCCCCCGACATACCTGGTCTCGAAGACGGGCATGTCGAACGTGAACGGCGAGGGGTTGAAGGCGTCTGAGATCGGGCTCGTCAAGAAGACGCTCGAGTTCCAAACGTTCGCTACTCCTGCGCTGCGTGAGGTGTATCGCCTTGTGGCTCTTGCGATGGGTGATCAGAGTCTCGCGCAGGCTACACGGTTGGCGACGGTTACATGGATGAACCCGGAGATCCGGTCTGAATCCCAGCTTGCCGACGCTCTCGTGAAGAAGAAGAAGATGGGCTACCCGCTCGAATACCTCATGGAGGTAGACGGGCTCGATCCGCTCGAGGTCAAGCGCGTACTTGCGATGGCTGCGCGTGAGTCCAAAGAGGCAATGTCATTCGGCGTTCAGGCTGCGATAGATTCCGAGGCACCCATTGAGCCAACTCCTTGATCTAGCGGTTGATCTGCAGGACCGGCGCGAGGCACTGACGCACCGAGCAACCGCAAAGAGTTTGCGGATATGGGCGCAGGGTGACGTTGGCAACTTGGATGCGTCATGGGATCGGATAGCGCCGGCCCTCACAACGGTGGTCACAGCCGCTCAGGTGACCGCTGCACGCCAGTCGACGCCGTACATGAACTCGGTGTCGCAGGCGTGGGATTACGACGCACAACGGGCCGTCCTGGTGCCTGAGGCATTCGGCGGCGTCATGCTCGATGGGCGCGAGGTTGCACCGGCTTTGTTTGGTGCGGTCACGACGACGAAGACGGCGATCGGCGCGGGCATGAATCCTGCACGAGCGTTCGAAGTCGGCGCGAGTTTCCTCGCAACGATCATCGGCGCGGCTGTGCAGGACATGGGTCGGCAAGCAGATGCCACGCTCGCAACGGGCAAGGGCTTCACCCGGTACGTGCGCGTTGTCTCGGCGGGTGCATGCTCACGGTGCGCGATCCTTGCTGGCCGTGACGACTACCGGAAGGCGTTCCAGCGTCACCCGCGATGCCGCTGCACATCCGTTCCAATCCCTGATGGCCAAGGTCCCCCCGAGGGATTCCACGATACCCCGACCGAGTATTTCGAATCGCTCTCTGCCGCCGAGCAAGACCGGGTGTTCACCAAGTCGGGCGCGTTCGCAATCCGCGAGGGCGCCAACCCGATCAGTGTAGTCAACGCCCGCCGTGGCATGACGAAGGGCGGCGAGCTCGGCGCTCCTGCCCGACTCGTGCCAACACGCATCGGGGTGAAGGCTGACGGCTCCCCGCTGACCGTTTTCATCACTGGCGAGGGCACGACCGCTCGAGGCGCATTCGCACGGTCCGAGGGCGCGGCAACTTTCACCGCCGCGAAACAAGGCCGCTACCGACGCACGACGACGCTCCGACTCATGCCTGAGCAGTTGCAACTGATGGCCGGCAATAACCCCGAGCGAGCGCGTGAACTTCTCAAGCGCTACGGATACATGGATTTCTAGCACCACCCATTAGCCGCGCAATGCGGCGACCAAGCAAATTGGAGCAACATGAGCACCGAAGAAGAAACTCTCGCCGCTGAAGCTGAAGCCACGGCAGCAGCCGAAGCTGCCGCAGCCGATGACACGGCCGGTTCCGAAGCGCTCGGTGACGCCGGCAAGAAGGCTCTCGACTCCATGAAGGCGAAGTGGCGCGAGGCCGAACGGATCGGGAAGGCATCCGCTACCGAGTTCGCCGCGTACAAAGCCACCGCTGAGGGGCGCGAGGCTGAGCACAAAACCGACCAGGCAAACCAGAAGGTGCGCGATGACGCCCTCAGCGCTGCCAACCAGCGCATCCTCAAAGCCGAGGTGCGCGCGGCCGCAGCTACCAAGCTGGCCGACCCCGCAGATGCTTTGCGGTTCCTTGATCTTTCCTCCTTCGAAGTCGGGGAGGACGGCGAAATTGACGCCGCCACAGTCGCATCCGCGATTGACGACCTCATTGCATCAAAACCCTACCTAGCGGCGCAAGGCGGCAAACGGTTCCAGGGTTCGGGCGACACCGGCACTCGCAACGAGTCCACGCGCCCGGCGCAACTCAACGGGGAAGACCTCAAGAAGCTCAGCCCGCAGCAGATCGTTGCCGCGAAAAACGCTGGACAGCTTGACGACTACCTCAAATCCTGAAACACCCCCTAACCGAAAGGAGTTGATCCCACATGGCGATCGACGCATTCAAACCAGAAGTATGGTCTGCCGAGCTGCTCGTTGCACTCGAAAAGGCCCTCGTGTACGCCGCCCCCGGCGTTGTCAACCGTGACTACGAGGGAGAAATCTCTCAGTTCGGCGACACTGTTCGCATTACCTCGCTGGCCGACCCGACCATCGGCACCTACACGCCGCACACCGACATCGTCATTGAAGATGTCGATGACAGCAACCTGCTGCTGCTCATCAACCAGTCGAAGTACTTCGCGTTCTCGGTGGATGACATCGAAGCACGCCAGGCCCGCGGTGGAGTGCTTTCCGAGCAGGCCCGCAAGGCCGCGTACAAGCTGCGCGACATTGCCGACCAGTACGTCGCCAGCCTCATGGCTGCCGGTGTTGACGCGGGCAACCTGATTGCCGAGTCGACCGTCACCGCGTCGAACGCCTACGACAAGCTCGTTGACCTGTCTGTTGTTCTGGACGAGGACAACGTGCCGACCGAGGGCCGTTTCGCCATTGTCACCCCGAAGTTCCGCGGGCTTCTGCTCAAGGACTCGCGCTTCATTGCTTCGGGTGACTCTTCGGGTGCCAGCGTTCGCGCTAACGGCCTGATTGGTGAGGCTGCCGGCTTCTCTCTCCGCGTTTCGAACAACGCCCCCGACGGCCCCGGTGTCGGAGCTGGAAAGCTCATCATCGCCGGTTCTGACATGGCGACGACCTACGCCGAGCAGATTGCCAAGACCGAAGCGACCCGCAAGGAAAAGGGCTTCGCTGACATCGTCAAGGGCCTGCACCTTTACGGCTCCAAGGTTGTCCGTCCGACTGCTCTGGCTGCGGCTGACGTAATCATCTAATGCCGAAGATCAAGGGTCCTAACGGGCTCGTGTTCGAGGTGTCTGATGTTGTGGCTGAGTCGCTGCTCAAGAACGTGGACGACTACGTGATTGTGGCGGAACCGAAGCCGAAGGCTGTACCCGCGGCAAAGAAATAGGAGTAAAAAGTGGACGCATTCGCTACATTTACGGAGCTGGGCGTGCGACTCGGTCGTGTTTTTACGACCGCCGAGCAGGCTTGGATTACGGTCCTGTTGCAGGATGCGTCCACTTACCTCCGCGAGGATGTCATCGGGGCGCAGGTGTTTCCGCAGTCGACGGCCACGTTTAAAGCGTGGCCTGATGGCGGTCGGGTGGATCTGCCTGCGCACCCGGTAGTGTCTGTCGGATCTGTCACTCGTGACGGTTTGGCAATCACATTTGAGCGGCGCGACTCGGCCGTTTACGTCGACGGCAGCGAGCTCGTAGAGATCACTTTCACTTACGGGCACGCGCTCGCTCCTGCAGGCTTGAAGCGTTGGACGATGGTCCTGGTGTCTCAGGTCCTACTGCCGCTCGAGCTAAAGCTGGGCCTTACTGCTGGCGGCCTGTCGTCGGTCGCGATCGATGACTTCAAGGCTGCGTTTGCGGATGCCGGCGAGTCGACGGGCATCAGCCTCTCAGATCGAAACATCGAGATGATCCGGCGCCAGTACAGCACGGGCACTCATGTTGTGGGTATGCGGTGAGTATCCTCGGCGGGGCTCTGGCAATGGGTCGCACGCAGGCAAACGCGCGCATGACCGAATCCGTCACGGTAACAACCACCACCCCCGGCACGACCATGGACGAGACCACGGGCACCTACCCCGATGTCATCGTCTCCCATTACGCGGGCGTTGCCCGTATCAAGTACCCAACACTCACGGTATCCGAGAAAACGCCTGTGGGGCAGACTCTGGCCGCGCAGGATGTGACTCTGCACCTTCCCGTTGGCCTTGCCTCTCAGGTGAGTGTCGATGATGTGGTGACGGTTACGGGTTCGACTGTCGACCCTGACCTGGTTGGTCGCGTGTTCCGCATCAAGGGAATCGCGCAGGCGGGTCAAACCACTGCTCATCGCTTCCCCCTTCGGAGCAACTCGTGAGCCCCGATTTCAACTTTGACGAGCTCCGTTCTCTCACCTCGGATCTCGGCAAGGTCGCCAACAACACTGGCCCATACCTCAACTCCGCGTTCCAGTTCACGTCTGTTCTGATTCGGGATGCGGCGCGTGATTCTGTCAAGTCCGGCAGTAACCAGTGGCGCGCTCTCCCCTCCGCGATCGACTACGAAATCACAGTCGGTGCGAACGGTATCGGCTCAACGATCGAATCCGAGATCGGCTACAACAAGGATCGACCCGCGGGCAAGCTCGGAAACATCCGCGAGTTCGGCACCCCCTCAGTCGCCCCCCACAGCGACCTACAGACTGCCCTCTCGGCAAACGAAGCCGACTTTGAAAAGGGCATCACGCAGGCCATTGACGACGCATTGAAAGCGGGTGGCCTTTGAGGAAGCACACCACGTGGCTCAAGTCACGCATCCAGTCGATCTCGACTCTCGCGTCTAGCACGTTCGTAACGACTGCCCCCGCAAACACCCCCCTGCCCTATGTACTCATCCATCCCAGCGATGGCACGGACGTATCCGATCGTCTCGCAGGTCCAAGCGCCGTGCAGAATCCGCGCTGGGTAATTCACAGTGTCGGCTCTACTTATGACCAGTGCGCGTGGGCTGCTGAGCAAGTGAAGGCCGTTCTGATCGTTGCTGGCCTCGGTGTCACGCCGACGATCACGGGTGAGCGTGCTGGGCGTGTCTGGTACTCGGTGCCGCAGCCCGTGCAGACCGACGACGACGTAACACCGCCTCTGGTCTTCCATACGAGCGAGTGCGGATTCGAGTCCACCCTCACCGCATAACCCAACCTCTTCACCGGCCACCCGGTCGGTGTCTCCGGCATGCCCGGAAACCATACCCCCGGCCCTCGGGGAACCGAAAGGAATTACCCATGGCTGACGTAGCTGAGACTTTCTCAGGACCTTCTGCAGTTGATCAGATCGGCAATCTCACGATCTGGGCCATCGCTGGTCGCACCATCTCGCAGTCCTCGCCGTCTGCGGCGCTGCTCGGTGGCTCAAGTTGCTACCGGATTACATACAGCTTTACGACTGGCGGGTATGTACTGACCGCCCCGCAGGTGAAGAACCCCGACGAGCGTCTTACCTCCCCGCAGGACCGTCAGTCGCTCGGGAAGATCACCCCCGACCTCGCCGACCTCACCTACGTGGATTCGTCCGACTCTGGTTCCGCTGCTGTCGTCCTCGCTGCTGGTGGCCTGTTCCAGATCATCGAGCGTCGCAATGTGCCGCAGTCGACTCTCGCGGCTTCGGCTCAGAAGGTGCGCGTTATCAACGTGAACCTTGGCGCTCAGGCGACTGGACCGACCGATGGCGCCGGCAAGTTTTCGATCATGCAGGCCGCAGCGGTTGATTCGCTCGGCTCGCTCGTCGCGCTCGCCATCTAGCCATCACCAACCACCCCCAGGGCGTCTTTCGCCGGAGCGCTCTGGGGGTTCCACTCTTCCGGTGAAGTATCCGGTGAAGGATTATGACTACTCTCTCTGACAAGATCGCAGCTGCGAAGGCTGCACCCCGCGACCACCTCGACGTGACGGTTTCGCTGAACAAGGACATGTCCGAAGCTGTCGAAGCTCTCACGGCTGAACTCACGGCCGCGAAGAAGTCCAACGATGACCGTCTCGGCGCCCCGACTGCCGCGTCCGTTGTGCAGGCGAAGATCGACGCGGTTCTGTCCGAGGCTGTCGATCAGCTCGTGACGATGCGGTTTACACAACTGCCCGGCGACGAGTGGCGCGTACTTACGCAGATGTGCCCGCCGAACCCGGAGTTGATTCTGGATCGACACCTTGGCTATTCGGTGATTGACACGTGCAAGCTGGCCGCGCAGTACGAAGACAAGGCGGGCCGGTTCTACGGCCATGTCATCGACGGTGACGAGCTGACCGTGCCGATTGCGCATCGGGTGACGAAGACTAACCCTGATCCCACGAACGAGTGGCAGGACATGTACTCGCTGATGAGCGGCCCCGAGTTCACCGCGATCGTGGATACCATCTACGCGCTGAACGTCGACGCGCCGATCAAGCGCCTGGCTGCTGTAAAAAATCACTCGGCGAGTCTGACCGCCTAAGGCAGACCGCAAAACTGGCCGTTCAGTCTGGCGTGTCCCCGCGCCGGCTGAACGGTTGGGAACCGACGACCACGACCGTTTACGAGTACGAAGACGGCGTGCTGGTCCGGTCCCTCTCCACCCCTGAACCCGAGTTCGCGGACGATGACCTAGACCTGATGCTTGCATCGGTCGCGTTCGAGGCCAGCATCGGTCGTAACGGCCACCTGCTGAGCCACACGATGAGTCCCGAGGCTGACCCGCAGAAGTATGAACACTCCCTGCGCTACGTCGCTCACGGCCCGTTCTGGGACTGGGACGAGAAGGTGCGGCTGGACGACATCGACCGGTACCGCGCCGAATTCCCAAAGGATTCGCCGCCGAACCTCAACGGTGCCTATTGGGTCACCGAAGAAATCGGCGAGCTATCGACGGAACGTGTGCATTCCCATGCCGACGATACCAACGAGGACAGCTAGGCCGAGGATTATCGCGCCGAATATCGCCATCTCGAAGTTCTCGGTTGGGACTCCAATCGCGATGAACACGATCGCTGCGACGACGAGCACGATCGCAACTCCCGACAGCGTCTGCCCCTTGGACTCCTTGATTCCCATGGGCTGAGCCTACAACCACAACTCAATACCGGAGGTTCCCCTTGGCGGATCGTACAGTTCGCGTCTCATTGACTGCACAGGTCTCGGGGTATCTCGCAAGTATGGAGAAGGCTCGCAAGGCCACCTCTGACGCTGGGACAGCTGCCGAGAAGGCCGCACGCCAGGTTGAAGAGCAGAAGCAGGCGATGGAGTCGGCAGGCCGCGGACTCATGGCTGTCGGTGTTGTGGCAGTCGCAGCCACTGCTCTCTCAGTAAAGGCTGCAATCGGCTGGCAGTCGGCATGGGCTGGCGTCACGAAGACCGTGGAAGGCACCCCGGCCGAGCTGGCGAAGGTCGAAGAGGGGCTACGTTCTCTCGCCAAGACTCTGCCGTCGTCGCATGACGAGATCGCAGCCGTAGCTGAGGCGGCGGGCCAGCTGGGCATTCAGACCGGATCTGTCGTCGCTTTTACAAACACCATGATCGACCTCGGCGAAACGACAAACCTCAGCGCCGACGAGGCTGCGACATCTCTCGCTCGCTTCATGAACGTCATGGGCACCTCGCAGGATGACGTGGGCCGACTGGGTTCAGCGATCGTAGAGCTTGGCAACAACTACGCCACGACTGAGGCTGAGATCGTGGGAATGTCCATGCGCCTCGCTGGTGCCGGGGGGCAGATTGGCCTGAGTGAGGGTCAAGTGCTCGGCCTAGCTACGGCCTTGTCCTCCGTGGGCATCAGAGCAGAGGCCGGTGGTTCTGCATTTTCCAAGGTGATGATCGACATTGCCGCGAACGTGGAATCGGGGGGCGAAAAGCTCGAACTATTTGCAAAGACCTCTGGACTATCTGCACAAGACTTCTCGGACCAGTGGAGGTCTGACCCTTCAGCAGCGCTGGCGCTGTTCGTGTCAGGGCTTGGCGATGCTGAAGCTCAGGGCGGGTCCACTCTGGGCATCCTTGCTGATCTTGGAGTCGTTGAGGTTGAGATGCGTGACGCGCTGCTGCGCTCTGCGGCTGCCTCGGGTGATTTTACGAAGGCGATGCAGACCGGCGACGATGCGTTTGAGGAAAACAACGCACTGGCGGAAGAGGCTGCAAAGCGTTACGAAACAGTCGAAGCCAAGCTGCAGATCATGGTGAACCGTGTCTCGGATGCTGCCATCTCATTCGGGCAGGTATTCCTGCCGGCCGTCTCTGCTGCGTCTGAGGGCATCGGCGAAATGGCCGATTTTCTCGGCGCACTCGACCCGAAGATGCAAGGCGCCATTGCGACAGTCGGTCTTCTAGGCGGTGCTGTTGCTCTCGCGGGCGGCACCTTCCTGCTGGCCCTCCCAAGGATCGCCGCTTTCCAGGTGTCGCTCGGCATCTTAGCCACGTCTTCCATGCCCGCCGTGGCCGCGTCTGCTGCCCGAATGATGGCGGCGACCACTCGCGCGACCACGGCGATGGCTGCCGGCGCTAAGTTCCTAACTGGCCCGTGGGGGCTTGCCATCGCGGCCTCGGCAGTCGGCGTCGGCGTTTTGGTGACATACCTGGACAGTCTCAAAGACTCGGCTTCCGAGGTTGAAAACAGCATGAAGACGGCCAAGACCGCCGCCGACATTTTCCAGAGTGTTGGAGAGGGCCGCAACTGGATCTATGCATCTGACGTAACCGGGCAGCTCAAGAATTTGCCGAACCTGCTTCAGGAGGCTGCCAATCAGAGCAGCAATCTGTGGGACAAGGTCAGCGGGCGCGAGTATCACGGTGCCATCATCGCGCTCAAGGACATCGGCAAGGAGCTTGCCAAGACGGCTGCCGTCGACCTCCCCGAGGCGCAGCGCCAATTCGGGCTGCTCGCAGATGAAACGGATGGGTCGGAAAAGGCGCTCGGCCAACTGCTGGATTCCATGCCAGCGTACAAGGATGCGCTGGTTGCACAGGCGAGCGCGCAGGACATCAACGTCAACTCGACCGACGAGGCGGCGAACAAAACCAAGCTGCTGAGACTGGCGCAAGAGCAGGCGGTCCCGGTAACCCTGTCGGCTGCCGACGCTTACCTCGAAACTGCCGACAAAGCTGCATCACTGGACGACGAGATCGTAACGCTCATGGACTCCATGAACGAGCTCAACGGTGTCGGCCAGGATGCATCGAGCGCGAATATCGCCTATCAGCAGTCCATCGCCGACGTGGACGAGCAGATCCGACTCATTGACGAAGGTACCAAGGGGTACGCGAAGACCCTCGACATTGGCACCGAGGCAGGTCGTACGAACCGCGGGATGTTGGACCAGCTCGCAGCGAGCAACCAGACGGCAGCGCAGACACAGTTTGACCTCGACGGGAACACGGCCAACTATAAGGCCACGCTTGAGGCCGGACATCAGGCTGTCGTAGATCGTGCGATTGCTCTCGGCGCCAACGCTGACGAGGCCAACCGGATCGCTGACGAGATCAGCAAGATCCCGGACGCCACCGCCTGGACGATGGTTGTCAACACGGCTGAGGCAACCCGGAAGTTGCAAGCGTTCCTCGCGCTTTACAACAGCACGCCGGCAGAGTTTCGCGCAGGTCCCGGAACGACTCGGCAGCCTGGTTTCGAGAATCTGTACAGGGCAACAGGTGGCACCGTCTACGGCCCCGGAACCGGCACGTCTGACTCGATACCCGTGATGCTCTCGAATGGGGAGGAGGTTACTCGCGCATCGATGGCCGAGAAGTATCGCCCGCTGTTGAAGGCGATCAACGCGGACCGGGTGCCTGGTTACGCATACGGCGGCACGGTCGGTTACGCAACAGCCCCGCAGTACGTCACGCAGGGCGGCGGTGGTGGCGGTGGGCCAGCTGCTCCGTCTCAGACCATTCAGAACATTCAGATCACTGCGCCAGCTATTGAGACGCAGGACTCATCCACCTACGCGACCATTTTGGGCCGCGAATTCGGAAGGCAGATGGCGGGATGACGACGATTGAATTTGGCGGGATCACGTTCGATGATGAGGCTTCTACAGGCTTCACCATCGGCCGGCTGAAAGGCTGGTGGGATGCCGCGCCGATGAGGTTGAACCAGAACGAGCGTCCTCAAGGGGATGGCAGTTTTGGTTCGGCTAAGAATTGGCGCGGCGCTCGTGTGATCAGCCAGCAGGGTTCCTATGTTGGCGAGACGATGACTGACACGTACGCAGCGATGGAGCAGATCGCGGCGGTTCAGTCGTCGGGGGTTCCGTCACCGTTTCGGGTGAATGAGCCGATCGGCGCGAAACAGTGTGTTGTGTCGCTGGCTAACGGCCCGATGCTGCCGGATCAGATCTACACGCCGTACTTCACGTACACGTTCGATGTCGTCGCGGCTGACCCGTTGAAGTACGGCGATGCACTCACGTTGTCGACCACCCTCCCCACTTCGGGCGGCGGTATCACATACCCGATCACGTACCCGATCAGCTACGGCACGGCAGGCTATCCGGGACGCATCACGGTATCGAATCCGGGCACTGCTGACACGTACTCGCTGCTGGAAGTAACGGGCGGGCTTGCGGGCGGGTTCGAGCTTACGGAGGTTAGCACGGGGCAGGTGATCCGTTTCGAGCGTACCATTCCTGTCGGCTCGACCGTCTACCTGAACCCGCGTACCGGGCGTGCATCCATCGACGGCCAGTCGGATGTGTCGGGCTATCTGACGCGCGCTGAGTGGTGGTCGGTCCCCGCTGCATCTGGCGGCATCCCGGGATCTCGCGAGGTGCAATTCAACGCAATCGGTGCCGCCACTGGCGCACCCACTCTCACGGCGCGTACCAGTGCTGCGTTCTGGTGATCCATTTTCTTCGACTGATTGGAGCCCATTGTGGCCTTGACTGATAGCTTCCCCGGCGCTTCTGGCGCCGTCGATTCCACCGAACTCCGCAAGAATCTCGCGGGTCTGATCATCCGTGATACCTCAGGCATCCCTCGCGCGGGCATCTTCCCGCGCCACGCGAACGCGCTGGTATTTTCCCGCGTAGATATGTATTTGGACATCGCGGCTTTTGAGGGTGTGAGTGTTCGCGGTGGTGGCCCTTTGTTCATGGCGAACGATGGGCTGGCGCAGGTGCAACTTGCAGCTGCTCCTGCATCGAATTCGCGCATAGACGTTCTGTACTTCAAGCAGAACGAGAATGGCTACGGCGGATTCGCCGACGGAGTAACCACTGCCATCTTCGGCGTGGTCACGGGCACTGCCGCAGCATCCCCGACGAAGCCGTCTATCACAGGCATTGCGGGTGCAACCGAGCTCGCAACGATCACGATTCCGTCGACGGCAACGGCCACGAACTCGAGCGGCGTGGTCATCACGAACACGTTCCAGTACACGGCTGCGGCTGGTGGGCTGCTCCTGTTTCGTACCACTGCGGAGCGTGACCTATTTTCTGCTGTTGCGAGCCAGCACGGGTACGTGCTCGCTAATTCGACAGAGTATCTGTGGAATTCTTCAGCATGGGCGACCATTATTCCTACGCAGCCGACGCGCGGAATTGCATCCTTCTCGACGGATGCTTCTGGTCTCGGGTCCATCACTCACGGGCTGGGCTCCACCCCGTCTGCGGTGATTCTTACGCCCGCCTTCACTACGGACACGAACTCCGTCTCCGCAATCGTCAAACCGACTGTCGGCGCCCTGACAAGCACGACGATTCAGGTTGTCACATACCGGACAGATAGCAGTGTCCGCTTGACGGGTACAACAGTTCAAATTCACTGGGTGGCGTTCCCCTAATGGCTTCCCTGTCTCTCATCCGCCCTGCAAATAAAGAGCCGGGCAGGCGCTACGGCGACCGGCCCGTCTCTGGTATCTCCACGATTCGACACCTCGGCAACGATTACGGCTGGGGTAACGGCTGGCAGATTTACGCAGCAGCAGCAGGCCGAGTTTCTGTCGCGCGCTGGTCCTCAACCACAAAGACCAACAGCCGTACTGGTGGTTACGGCAACTACATCATCATCGACCACGGCGACGCATACTCAACGCTGTACGCCCACCTGCCCAACACAGAAATGCTCGTCGCTGTCGGTGATCAGGTCGCGGCCCGCCAGCAGATCGGCGTGATGGGTAATACCGGCAACGCATCCGGGCCGCACCTGCATTTCGAGGTGCGTCTAAACGGTCTGATCATCGACCCTAACCCGTTCATCGGGACCTCTACCGCGGCCAGCAGTTCAGTCCCGATCGTCCTTGCAACCTTCCCCAACTTTGGAGTCAAAATGCCTAACCGTTTCATTACCCGCGACGGTGTAAGCCCGTGGTTCATCACTGACGGACTGACGAAGCGGCTCGTGGCTGACAGTAAAGAATCGCAGTTGCTCGTTGATTGCGGGCTGGCCGTGTACGAAGAAAAGACCAACGGCGTCAACATCGTTGGCGGGCTCGTGGACACCATCCCCAACGCTTAGCCACAAGGAGTTTTCATGACCGAGTACATTCTCGCCAATCTGCGCACTGGCCGGCGCATCCTGAACGTGCCCGTCATGTCGGGTCCGTGGGATGACCGGCTGGGCGCTGCGGAAACTGTCAGTGTGACCGTCGACATGAACGACCCGGACGTGCAGGCGCTGGATCTCCGCAACTCGGGCACACCTGGTCAGTCGGCGCTGTTCGTGGTTGAGGGCGACGTGATCATGGCGGGCGGGCCTGTCTGGGTTCGCAGCTACAACCGCGACACTAAGCGGCTTTCATTGGACGCGCAGGGCTTAGCGTCCTACTTTGATCACCGGCTTATTCTGCCGCTTCTGGCACAGACGGCCAGCGTCAACCAGTGGACCATCCCCGACCCGACAGATACCACTAAGACGATTCCGAACCCTGATCTGTCTTCTGTGTACTCGAACCTGAGTCTTGGAACGATTGCGAAACGGCTTGTGCAGCAGTCGCAAACGTGGACGGGTGGCAATCTGCCGATCGTGTTTCAGGCCGACGAGATCGCCACGGCCACGCGCACCTATCTCGGCGTAGATTTCAAGTCGATCGGCGAGGCACTCTCGCAACTGTCCGAGGTGGAGAACGGGCCGGAAATCAATTTCCAGCCGCGGTTCACCGCTGACCGGCTCGGCATCGAATGGCTCCTGCAAGTCGGCACCACCACACAGCCACTCATTACGTCGTCTGCGGTTCTGGCATGGAACGTCACGGCGCCAGAGTCACCCATCTCAGGGCTGCAGATCAAGGATGACGCCACGAACCTCGGCTCGCTCGCATGGCAGACAGGCGGGCGGATGGCTGACACCGTTCTGGTGGCGCGGTCCTACGATTCGGCACTGGTTGATTCAGGCTTCCCACTGCTCGAACTCACGGACACGTCACACTCGAGCGTCGAGATCCAGTCAACTCTCGACTCCTACGCAAACGCCGACACGGCCACTGGGAAACGCTCGGTGGAAGTCTGGTCGTTCACGGCGAAAGCGCGGCCCTACGACCAGTACGGCAAGGCTGCGGGCCCATTCGTCGGGCAGTATGCCCCCGGAGATTACGTCGATCTGATATTTGACGCACACGATAAAGACACGGGTACGGGCGGGTTCGTCCAAGTCGTGACCAGTTACTTCACCGACGTATTCAGTGACATGTTCGGGCAGATCACTTCGGTATCTGACCCGATAGTCAAGGGCCGGGGTGGCGGCGACCCGTACATGCCCGAGGGTGGAACTTTTCGGCAAAGAATTATTGGGATCTCCGGGGATGCCACGGGCGTCGATATCCAGATTCAATGCGAACCAAGATTGGCAGGCTAATGGCTGGGTACCACACTCCTCCGGGCGACGGCCTAGAGCCGTTCATCCGCGAGCTCAAGGACATTCGCACGCAACTAAGGGACCTTCAAAGACCGTCCGGTACGAACATCGGCAACACGGCCGCTCAGGTGCAACTCCTGGTCGCGAAGGTCGAGGCAACCCTCGTAAATATCGACTCGAGCGTGCAGACATCGATCAGCGCGAACTCGTACACGAAGAGCGTCATCGACGGGAAGATCGCCACCCCGCCGAGTGTGGCCGCGACGGGGGCAGTGTCTGGCACTACGGGAACATTCAATACGGGGCTGTACTCGACGGATGCCTACAGCTTCAATATCACAGGGACTCGGGTTTCGGGCTGGCACCAGAGCGACGGCCACATTGGCACGGCGTCATCGTCGGAACGGTATAAGACGAACATCGCGCCCGCCAATATTGACCCGCTTGCCGTCCTGTCGATCGGAGTCAAACACTACAACTACATCGCGGAAGTTGCCAAACGCGACGACTCCCTCTCGCCGGACTATGTTGGACCGGACTACAAGGTGCACGTCGAAGTTGGTGCCATAGCTGAAGAACTCCATGCAGCCGGGCTCTGGGAATTCGTTGTTTACGAGCGGACGCCAGACGGGAATCTTCTACGAGACTCGAGTGGTGGTCCGATACCTGAGGGCATCCATTACCAGATGTTCAGTGTTGCGGTCCTCTCTGCTGCCCAGTACCTAAACAAGCTCGTTGCCCAACAGGGCAACGAGCTTGCAGATATTCAGGTCCGGCTGACGGCCGCGGGCATTTAGGGCTTATACCACGCCGTGCACTCGTTGTTCTCGTTATAGGCAACGCACGGCTGGTTATCGGCATTCAGCGGTTGACAGTTGCTTTCGTTCCCGCCTGCATCTACCGCGTTCGCTGCGGTTCCATCCGGGCACTTTGTGACCGGCGCGGGCTCGGATGGCGCGGGCTCACTCGTAACCGTTCGAGACGCTTCGGCATCCTGCGCGGCTTGAGCGTCCTGCGCTGCCTGAGCATCTGCGGCGGCCTGAGCTGCTGCCTGAGCGTCCTGCACGGCCTGAGCTTCCGCAGCGACTCGAGCGGTCTCAGCGGCGGCGGCTTCTGTATCCGCGACCCGCTGCGCTTCACGCTCGGCAATGGCCGCATCCTGCTGGGCGTCCGAGGTATCCACAATAACCGCGACGGGTTCTGGATCCGCAGTCATTGCTGATACCCCAGCGGCGCCACCACCCAGCGCCAGGATCGCAGCAAGTCCGATAACGGCCCAATGTGACTTCTTGATTTTCCCCATGAGCGCATAGTACCGCTTACCACAGACAACGAGTACACCCTCGAAAGGGGCACACATTGCCATGCCGTCATAATCCCAATTCCACGTGCCCGTGCGGTCCGAGCTGCGATTCATGCCGATGCCCGCAGAAGTAAGCGAGAGTGGGCAGCTCATTCTGGGGCTGCTCACCTTGCTCGGACTCGTCGTTACGGGCGGCTTCGGATTCCTCAGCGTGCGTGCCACACAGACCCGCAATCACGCCCGTGCTGCTGAGGGCAACTCGGCCATTGCACGCGAGCAGGTGCAGAACTCGCACAAAACCAACTTCCGCGACGACACCGATGCAAACCATGCGGAGGTGCTCGGCATCCTCAAGTCGCACGGTGCGCAACTCAGCGGAATGCAGCGCGACGTTGGCCGGCTAGCTGATGCCGACCTCGAGCACACCAGACAGGCACGCGACGACCGCAAACGCCTAACCGACCATATCGACCGCGCCTTGACCGAGGCTGTCGCAACCGTACCCAAGGAGACCCCATGACCACCACCACCGCAACTCAGATCCTGCACCCCTGGATCGCCACCCTACGAACCCTGCTCGCCATCGTCGCCGGCTCCGTCGTTGCCATCTTCGGATTCATCACAGCCCTCGCCGTGTTTGCCCCGCAGTTCCTCGAAGCGGTCGCAGCGATCCTCCCGCCTGAATGGCTCGCCTGGGCAACTGCCGCGGTCGCCACCCTCGGCGCTGTCTCTGCTGCAATCACCCGTGTCATGGCGATACCTGGCGTCAACGAGTGGCTGGCGAAGATCCGTCTCGGCGCCCAGCCCTCCAAATAACCGACCGATCTAGGAGACCCCCATGGGATACACCGAAGGCCAGCTCGGCCACCTTGCAAAGCACGACAGCATTGACGCATCACTTGCGCAGAAAATTGACTCTGCGACGGCGGGCGATCAAGTTGACCACTTTGGAACTGCCCGTGTCGGGACCAGCCTCAACTACAAGGTAGGCACAGCTTCTGCGCCCACCTCGGGCGGCGGGCCGGTCATCAAGATCAGTCAGACAGAAAAAATCACTGACCTTGCAGCGCAGATGAGTGGCAACCCTGCCGACAACGAGGCCAATGCCGCCCTGCACGTCTCCGCGCTGTCCCTGCCAGGATCGTTTGGGCAAGTCAATGCGATTCTGGCAACAGCTAAGGGCGCACCAACCGGGACTGACGTGTGCGCTCTCGCCGCGTGGGGTCGCGTTACGGGTGGTGTCGGTGCAGGGTTCGGTGCCTATCTTGAAGGGCGACGTGACACCGCCACCTCTCGGGCGATGGGTACGGAAATTCGCGTGCAGAACGAGGGCGGCGCTGACGGGACACTCAGCCCGAATGGATCATCGGACACCCTCGGTCTATGGATCAGCACTGCTGCAACAGGCGGCTACAAGACAAGTGCAGGTGTCTCACTCGGTTCAGCCGACGCATCAAAATTCATTGCCGGTTATCACGTAACCGCAAACTCGGTCGCGAGTGACTCTTTTCGTGACGAATCAGGATCTGCAACAACTCTCAAGTCGGTTGGCAACCATCAGTTCGGACTGGATTTTTCAGGCGCAACCTTTTCGGGTTCAGCAGTATTCCTGCCACCGACCACCGCATCTACCGGTGGAATCAACTTCGGCAATGATGTCTTCTTTTTCCGCAACGCGGTAGGAGCGGTGCGCCTTGTCGGCAACGTCTCCGTATCAGGGGCGATCACCACCGATCTTTCAACAGGATGGATAACACCCACCCTTGGTAACTCGTGGGTTGCTCTCAACACAACAGATTCGACCGCCCAGTACCGGAGGATGGCTGATGGAACGGTACGTCTTCGCGGGTTCGTCAAGTCGGGCACGACCGGCACGGCAATCTTCACCCTTCCGGCAGGCTTTCGTCCATCCGTGGCCCGTGAAGTTGCATTGAATATCGGCGGCTCTGGGTTTGCTGAAATTGACATCATGGCAGACGGCACGGTGAAGGTCGCCCAATACGTTTCAGGCGGCAGCAATACCGCAGTCGCGTTATTTGGTATCAGCTTCACTACTGACTAAAAGACGCCTTTGTCCCATCCGTGTCGCCCGGACAGACGGACCCACATGCAAGACCCGCACACCAATGCCCCGCCGCTCAGTCCACACACACGGACTGGGTGGCGGGATTTTTGGTGTGCGCGGTGTGGGGCGTGGGGAGTGGCTGGGCGCCATAAGGTGCCGTGTCCTAAAAGCTTGCTCACAATCTCTAGTTGCGCGTGCGCACGCAATGAGATATGTTCTGGATATGGAAACGAACAGGTACAGCAGCTACAGGACAGAGACAGAACTGGGCCGGGCGCACGCGCTCGACATCCAGGCATGGCGAAACCTGCACCGCGAAATCCTGCCGCTAATCCAGGACTACAACGCCCGGTACGCAGAGATCCAATCGCTCTAA